TGAATATGCAGTAGGTGTTAAGACTATACTTGCTTTATTGTTTAAGTCTTTTAAGGTCGCATCTGTGCCATCTGAGTTCTCGTAATAATCAGAATGGTTGTATAGCTTATTGGTCGCTGCGTGATCATAGTACACATCGCCAAAGTCCTCAGCTTTACTTTCGCCCCAATTGCTTCTGTGATATATTTCGTTTGGCATCTAAAAACTTTTTAAGTAGTTGTATATTCTTTTCTTTTGGTTTGCTTTTTCTTATCATAATACCCAGCCAGTAAAATTTGCTTCTTTATCGGGGTACATATCCTCGTTTTGATTTTGATTATACTCAGGATAAAGATTGTTATTAAAGCTCATATAATCTATAAATCGTCTTGTATAAAACTGAGCAAAGTTTCTATGCTTTTCTATTAAAGTATCTACTTCTTCTTTACTTACAGTTTGGCTATTTTCAGAGGCATATTTAAAAACTCCACCTTGCGCAACTTGATATGCAGCAAAAGGAAGATAATCGACCATAGCGTAATGAATAAGCATATCTTTTAAATAATCACGCACTAAAGTTAAATAGTCTCCAGTCAATGTATCGCCTAGAATATCCTGCGAGATCTTATCGTATAGCTTTCCTCCTAAATAATTTTGCAAATGTATCTGTTGAGCTATTTTTATAAACTGAATAAACTTATCCGTATCTACGTTTCCGTCGATTAACGAGTTAGCTTTCAGGTCTTTAGGTGTTATGAATAGTGCCGTTGCCATAATTATATAATTCCTCTTATTCTTGCATCTGATACTCTGTCCGTACCTTTTGATTTTTTACTTGGAGACCAGTTTGGGTGGTGTCCTCCATTATCCATATCTCTAGGTGCTACTTTAGCTTCTTTAGATCCTCTAGGATTTATATCGTAAGACTTAGGGATAGATCTAGTTCGCTTATAGTCGCTAAACTCAGGGCTTTCAATAGTCTTATCTTTTAGTCTATATAATACTTTTCTCCACGTATGACCACAATAAACTCCGCCCTTATATTTAAATAAATCGTAGGGTTGACCTTTATGCCCGAAAGTCTTATTGACTCCTTCTCTACTTGCCTTATCGATATCCTCTAGTCTATACACTGCAGGAAAACCCTTACTATCTGTTTTAGCCATCATTTTAACGCAAAAATCTCTACTGTTTCCTGACGAATATTTTTGGTGGTATTTATATCTTATCTTATAGTAAGACTTATCCAAATAACTAAAACCACTAGGCTTTCCAGTAATCGAATTAAGCATTCGTTTGCCTAAAGACTCTTTAGACCGTACAAGGTAATTAACCCACGTCTCCTCGCTGATATCTTCTTCGGCATCTATTTCATCAACAAACTCCCATTCCTCGCCTATTTCATCGCTTTTTAGTTCCTCTAGTATTGAGTTGCCTAGATCGTCTGTTAGTTCAACCTCCTCGCTCATTTTAACGCCTGTTTCTTCTTCTTGGGTTTCTTCGTCTACTATATCGCTGTCTATCTCAGTAAACTCTAAAGGTTGCAAAGTTTTAAAATAAAGATTAAGCGAGATATTATTTACCGCAAGGATCTTATCGAAAGCTTGAATAAGCAACTCTTGAAAAGGTCGAATAACCGTATTATCCATAAGTGTCGAAGCAGTCTTTAATTCGTCGGCGTTATTACCTAACCCAGTTTGATCTTTAATTCCCAAAAGCATAGGAGAAACAACTCGATGCGAAACCATTATTTTACGCATACTTTCATCACTTAAAAACTGATATTGCTGATGAGCATCACTCAACTGTACAGCTTCTACGCTACTTTGGGTATCTGTATTTTCGTTAAACGATAAAATAAAGCGACCCGCATTAGAACTGCCACTATATTTCTCGTATATCTTTTGCTCAATTAATGATCTTTCCTCCTCGTTAGGTACTCCGTTATTAAAGTTAATAAGCATCGAAGGCGCAAGGCCGTTCATTATGTTATTTAAATGGTAGTTGCTAATCTCCTCCTCGAGTTCACTATACTGTAATCCTCCTTGGTAGTCCACTGGGCTAAAATAATAATGCCCTGCAACGTAGGGTTTAACGTAAAGGATCTCAATACTTTCGCTACTTGTTCCAAACGCAGGAAATCTTTGAGGTTTATCGTTAGTCTTAATAGCACTCCAGTCGTGAAAATAATAAAATCCTTTTACCTCGCCATCCTCGTCTGCCTTTTCCATAGCCAACGTCTCTACTGGAATATGCTCAACCTGTGCTACACTTTTTCTATCCTTAGAATAAATAACTTGCATAGCACATTGGCCCATTAATTTTAAATCGTTTACCAGTTTCCTAACGCAGTCTGCGTGAAACATAGTAATAGCCTGTGCATACGCCTCGGGGTTTTTTGCGCTATCGGTAGCATCTAACCCCTTACCGAAGATCATTTGGCTAATACCGTTAACGATAGCGTTATTAGTAGGCGATCCTTTATAGCGATCTAGTAGGTAATTAAAGTATTCGTTTTTATCTCCATACGTTACCCATTCCTTTGTTTTTTGCACTCTAATGTCGGGAGAAACGTAGTTACTTAAATTAACTATATTAACTTTTCCCTGCGTTGGTTTACGTCTGCTCATAATACAATGTAATCGTTATTGCTAGTTTCTTTTTCTACGTACTGATTTTTATTAATCGTGTAGCTATCGTCATTCACTTGGTCAATAGTTTGGTTAGTTATAAAGGCTTTATCTTTATATACTACCGAGCTATCCGTTGTCTTAACGTATCTCAACGTATAAAAACGATCTTCGTTTAATCCAGTAAATCCTACCGAGGCTGTAATATAATCGCCAGTACGACTAAATGTAGAGGTCTCTCCACTGCTTATAACGTCTCCAGTTATATCGTCAGTAAGATCTATCTTAACGTCACTAGTGGCAAATTCTCTAGGAATTAATTTTATAGTTTGTAAATCCGTTGTCGTAGTTAGTATAACCATATAAGTATAACGACAAAAAAGTAACTTTTTGCAAATCAGGGCAAAAAAAAAGCGACCTTACGGGGTCGCCTTTTCCATAATGAAAACAAAAACGATATTAAATATCGTCAATATTAGTAGTCGAAACTGTGATACCTACTCCAGTAACTCCACCTTGCAAAAAGTTTGCAGGCTTTTTCTCCATACCTTGGAGAGTTAAAGTGTAACCCGATAGATCTCCCATTGCAGCACCAGTAACAACTGTACCGCCATTCGCATCTGCTCCGTACTCTAGCCCTACCATAAAAGCATTGCCGTTATTATCCTCTACAATTACGTGAGGTCTAGCAACTGCCAATAAAGCAAGTTCGTTATGAGTTTGAGGAGATAGTTTTTTAAGAGTAAGGTTTACGATCTGATCGTAGAACGTAGTACCATTTTCTCTTGAAGCTGTAATAGTCTGCTCTAGGCTAGACGTTCCCTTTACAACGTATTTATATGCAGTGATAGTAGATTCTGAAAACGCAGTAATTTCGTCACTAGAAGTATCATAGGTAGGTGTACCTAGAGTTCCGTAGTCAACAAAATAAACCGCTTGTATTCCTCCAACGCTATCCTTGCAAGGTTCTGTTCTTCCTTTATTAAGTGTACAAGCCATTTGTTTTTTTTTAATTAAAAGGGTGGAGGTTAATCCACCCCTTTATGTTTAACTAATTTATTATGCTAATGTAAGCAACGCTAGATCTGAACCAATACCATACTGGACTCCAGAGGTAAAACGCATTACGATTCTAACGTTCTGACTTCCGTCGATATCTGCCATATCGATGACCTTTACCTCGTTGTGGTCTGATAATAGACCTGTGCCGAAGTACAAGTTTGAAGCTTCTCCTGCGACAATATGATCTGATGGCATACCTGGAGTAAGTTGCAACTTAATTCCTTCGAATGAAAGTGCATTCCCCATATTATACCATTGCTGACCTTTGCTATCAGTACCCGCAGCACCTTGTCCACCTGAGGCAAATCCTCCAAGCGCACGTACATAGGCTTGATGTGCGACTGTTGGTACATATATAGTAAGATCTTCTTTTCCGTAGACTGCACTTGGTAAAGCATCAACTACGTTACCTAGCAACGTTACAATGTTAGAAGATGTAAAAGAAGTTTCTGATCCATTTGACGCATCATTAACGTCAGAGTCAGCACCCATAAGGACAGTAAAGCCATCAAACTCTCCTGCGTTAGCATTAACTCCACCCCAAATGTTTTGCTCAGTTTTCTCTGCAGTCTTAGCGATAACGTGACCTAGAATAAAATCTGAAAAGCTAGGAGGTAAATTATCAAATGCCGAATAACCCATTTCAACGGCCTCCCAATCGCTTCGAAAATCTTTTTTACAAAGTTCTAGGTTGACTTGAAATTCCTCTGGTTGAAGGATACGCTCTGTTAAAGTAAGGGCGTTAGATGTTGCTGAAAAGTCGCAACTTCCGTCAGCGATAAAGTCAGTAGAGGCTACTTTTTTTACAACCTCTTTATACTTTACGTTTGGTTTAATTGTAATTGCATTTTCCGATAGCGTTTTCCCGCTTAAAAGTGCTGCTTCAATATACTTGCCCGCAAACTCTCCTGCATACGTAGTCGTAATAGATGCAACCGATCCTGTTAAATTTACTTTTTGTGTACTCATTTTTCTATTTGTTTAATTTTTCAAATACTGTGTCTAAAATCGACTTTGGTTTATTTCGTGCAAAACGCACCATTTCTCTATCCGCAACCTTTTCGGGGCTGTGTTTAAATGGTTGAACCGCAGGCTTAGATAATTCTGCATTCAACTCTTTTTGCTCGTCAGTTTCTTCGGCCACTTCTTCGGTTTCTTCTGATACTACCTCGCTTAATTCTTCGTTAGTTTCTTCGGTTACTTCCTCGTTAGTTTCCTCTACTTCTTCGCTCATTTCTTTTTTGTCGTACCCTGCTTTAATTTCATCAATCGCAGCTTTTATCTCATCTAAAGCAGTTGAAAACTCCTCACGAGATACGTACTCCATTTCTTTTTTTTCTTCTTCCATTTCTGATTCTGTTTGTTCAACTTCTTCTTCGTCTTCTTCGTCGTCTTTTACTTCTCCAATAGAGGCTATAATTCCTTCCTCCTCTACTTTTAAGATCCTTCCGTCTTCAAGCTCAAACTCTCCAACAGGCAAAGCGACCTTTTCGTCTTCTGAAACAATAAAAACTGACTCACCAGTTTCAAACTTATCTGCCTCGATTACTGCACCGTTCTCCAGTTTCATTTGCTCCAGTTTAATTTCAATTCCTAAAACAGCTTTAACTTGCTTTAGGGTTTCTAGTGCGTTTATCATAATCCTTTGGCTTTTATATAATAACGAATTTGTTTTAAAGTTTTGCGTTTAAGCACTTGTTTTGCCTATGCCTTGTGCCTGTAAACTACCATCGCAACATTTTCTACTATAAGTACTATCTTCACATAAACAAGCTCTACGTCCGTTTGTAGGGCTAGTTCTGCTTGGGGTTTTAAAACCTAATCTTTTTTTTAAATTTCTAAACATAATTATTTTGGGCTTTTAGGGTGTTTCTTTGGAAGTAGATCGTAGTCAGTTGTATATTTAGCGTTTTGAGGTCTTCCATTTTTTACGAGATATAAATATGCGTTAACTCTAGCAAACGCCCACTGAGAAGCACTTTTAACTCTAGGAGAGTGAGAAACATTAAACGCACCCAGTCCTCGTTGAAAAACAGATTTTAGTTGACCTACTGTTACTCCGTAACCTAACTTCTCCTTATATCTTTTATTAAAATCGTCTGCTTTGTTTTTTAAGGTAGCTTCGTCTTTTTTAGAAACTTTAGCACCTCTAGATGTAGAGGCATCTCCTTTTGCAGTACCTTTTCCCTTAGGGTTTGTATTAGGAGTATCCCCTTTAGGAGCTTTAGGGCTTTTTCTTATACCTCCCTTTGGACCTACTTCGGCAAGGTTATGCTCTTTGCAAGGCATAAACCAACTTTTACCATCAACCTCGTGAATGTGAAACCCCTCGCAACCTAGATCCTTTGCCATAGTCTCTGCTTGTTCTTTAGTAGAGTAAGCTAGTCTATCGTCTATAATAGCGTGATCTTTATCTATAATTACTACGTCAGTTTCAAGTTTTTTTTTATCGATTTGGTCAAGCTTTCGTATAGCCCATTCAACGCCTTCGGTTCCACCCCAAGCATCCCACATTATACCACCGCAACCCTCATCGTAAGGTACATCTTTATATTGCTGATGTCTTTTAAAACTTGCCATTCGAGCAATCGTGGAGCGACTGATCTTTTCAGATCGACTGAGTTGCCCTGCTCTTGTCCAACCTACACTTGTTCCGCAGCTAGTGCCTTTTTCCTTTTTATATTTTAAAGCCCTTTTAGCGTTCTCTACTGCAGCCTTTGGATAGTCGTTAAAGGTTTCTAATTCTACGCCCTGTAAGGCATCTTTAAGTTCGCTTAAAATCTCTTTTGCTAAATCTTCGTCTGCATCTTTTTTCTCTGCCTTATCTGCAAAATAACCTTCAATGCTAAATCCTTTGACTTTACCAGTCTTAACGTAGTTATTCCATATCTCGTCGTTATCGACCTTTACAGATCCAACCCAAGTGCCTAGTGGTAGATCCATTCCGTAAGCGTTTGACTTATCATTTTTCTTATCCTCTACTATCCAAGACTCAACTAAGGTAAGTCCGTTTATCTTCTGCTGATGCTCTAAAGTAGAGTTTGCTTGATTCCCTTGCTTTAAATACAACTGAGATGCTTTTCTTACAGTCTCTCTTGTAAAGTAAATAAAGTATTCGTCAGCTCCATTTTTTCGATAGATAGGTTTATTAGGTATAAGTATTGGACCTATAAGTATTTTTTTATCCTCATCTACTTTTTCAAACTTAAATTCTTGGCTTTTAAGTGCTACAAAGTCCTCCTCGATTGCAGGATTTTCTACTACCGAGATCGCCTCGACAAAGTTATCTTGCTCATCGTCTAAAATTAATTCGACTATTCTCATATTAGTATAACGCTTTTTATTTATTATTTTGCTTTTATCCTAAAGACGCACCCTTTACAATATTTCTATCTAACTCTTGTGCTGTACTTACATCGTTTGACACTACAAACGCTTTAACAGGTTTTTGATTTTGACCACCTATCGCTTCTGCTAATTGATTAGCTCCACTTGACCCCACAATATTAAATGCAGGGGCTTGGGATTGTCCCCCACCAGTTGGCACTCTAGGTGCTGATATTGTGCTTCCGCCACCAGTACCTCCAACGCTACCCGCCACACTTTTAGCTTTACTTGTAGCTTGTTTAATGGCTGATATAATACCAATAGCCTGAGCTGCATAGCCAATTAACATTGGGATATTTTGAGGGAAACCAATCGAAGCAGTTTTAGCCGTACCTGCAGCAACAGCACTTGCACTCTCAGCTCCGTCAAGGGTTGCACTTGTTACGGTTTTCTTTGCTTTACTTAATGACTCTTTAGCATCTAAAATTAAAGTACGAGCTAAATCTATTTGTTTGGCCACTACCAAAGCTCTACCGATATTAGTTTCTGCTCCTGCAATTCTTATAGCATTATCAAGCGTTTTTTGTCTTTCATCTCTTTTTTGTAACTCTATTTTACGTTCTTCTTCTGCTTGTTTTTTAGCATCATCTATTGTTTTTTGTCTTTCAGATTCTACATTTGCGTCGTCTGCTATTTTAGCCTGTGCCTCTATGTCATCATAGTAAGCGTTAACATCTGATATTGCTTTTCTTTTTTCTTCCTCTGTTAGTTTAAGTTGCTCTATCTCTGCTAAAGCTCTCTCACGTTGACGTTGTGCTTTTTCTACTTCTGTTGTATCCTCTAAGTCCTCTCTTTTCTTTTTAAATTTTTTCTCAATTTCAGCCAGTTTATTAAGGTGCTTTTCCCTCTCCTTTTCAGCCTCCTCGTCTGCTTTTACTTGATCCTGCTCTAATTGCTCATCGAGGATTTCTTGTTGCTTTACAGCTTGGGCATTAGCTATTGCCTGTTGCTTTTCTAGTTGGCTTTGTCTAAATCTTGCGCCTCTAGTAGCTTTATTAGTTCGTATCTGCTCTTGCTTATCCCTGCCCTCCTGTATTCTTTTCTCGGCATCATCTAACGCTTTCGCAGCATCTTTTATGTTTTGTTCTACTTGCTTTTTATCAATTGCGCTACCTATAATCGGGATCCTAGAAATTTGTAAAAGAGCGTTATTAGTAAAAATCTTAATACTTGCACCTAGTTTTTGAAAGCTACCTACTGCAATATCAACGCTACTTGATAGTCTTAATTTTAAGTTTGTACCTAATTCAACGAAAGCAAAGTTTAAGTAGTCTAGAAATGGCCCTATATTAGAAATTACTTTAGTAAGCAACTTAATAGCACCTCTAGAGATTTTATTTATAATTCCACCTCCATCTTCAATAGATAATAAAAAGCCCTCCCAAGCCGATGCAAGTTTAGTAGTATCTCCCGCTAGGTTATCCAGTCTAGTCTCTGCTATTTCTTTTGCAGCACCTCCTGCACCTATAAATTTTTGCTCTAAGTCTGCAATTTTATCTCCACTGTTTGCCAAGTTCAAAAGAGACTTTGCACCGACAACCCCTACCAATTCAACAGCAGTATTAAGTTGGTTTGATGAGTTTTTAACTTTACTTAAAGCATCTTCTAAACTTATACCCTCTTTATTTAACTGAATAAAAGTTTTTGATAATCCAGTACCTGCAATAGATCCTTTTAAACCAGTATCTGCTAAAACCCCCAAAAGCGCAGCTGTTTTCTCTACTGACACCCCAACAGCTCTAGCCGTAGGTGCAGCAACTTTTAAGGATTCCTGCAACGCACTAAAGTTCAAAGCAGATGAGGCTGTTGATTTTGCCATAACATCCACAACACGTTGCGTTTCCTCAGTAGTAAGTCCAAAGGATCTCACGACAGATCCTGCAAACTCTGCAGCACTAGCGAGGTCAATTTCTAAAGACGCAGCCAAATCCAATATTGCAGGAGTAGAGTTTTTAATATCTGCAGTTGTAAAACCTAATTTCGCTAACTCTGTTTGTAGTTGTAAAACTTGACTTGCAGTAAACGCAGTTGTACTACCTAGATTTTTAGCTTGATCAGATAACGCAGCCATCTCTTTTTCTGTTGCTCCACTAACAGCTTCTAGACCACTCAAAGCCTTTTCGAACTCTGCACCTTTTCTACCTGCAGCAACAAACGCAGATGTTAACGCTCCAACAGCTACAACGATCGCTCCTACTCCAGTAGATACAAGTGCAGCACTAAACGCCCTCAACGCAGGGATGGCACCCAGTATGCCAGTTTTCATAGCGCCAAACGCAGCTGCTAATCCTTTACCACTTTTCTTAGCAGTTTTAGTCGTAGTATCTAGTTGCTTATTTACTCCTGCTATCTGACTTTTAGCCTGACCAGTCTCTATTTTAATAGTTATTATTTGCTCTTGCTTTGCCATTGTAATTCGTTTTTAATAGTCCGATATCCCTCCTTAATATTTGTAGGCATTTTATACTTTCCTTTAGCAATTCTTATATTCTCCGTTTCTCCTTTTACAAAAGGTAGTAATGATATTATGTTTTTAATCATAATTCGTTAAATAGTTCTATGTTTGATTCGCCTGTCGCTAAGTTCGTTTCTATGCTGTTGATCTTATACCTTTTGCCATTGATATCGAACCTATCAGCAAGTGTAAAATTTAAAAGGATTCTAAGGGGTAGATATGCCTTTACTTTTGTGATTCTGTTTTTTGTGTTAAATATATTCTGTATGTAGCTTTTATATAAGTCCTCAAATAGAGTACCATCAAAATTACCTGATGGCTTCCACTCGTTTATCTCTAAACCAAAATGCAATACAGTGTCATCAGTAGTGTCATCTAAGCTGACAGAGTTACTTGGTATG